AATTGTTTTTTATAACGGTGTTACTGGTGATTATGTTCTAACGATTGAAGGAAAGTGTGCCTTTGAAGCTGTTAGTGAGCGAAAGGTTGATGTGACCTGTAAGACCAGCGACACGGAATTTAAAAAGCATTCACTAGGTATTTCAGACAATGTGACTTACTTTTCCGAGCAGCTAAATAGCAAAGGTGTCAGTACCTACCAGTACAAAGTTGACTTTAGACCAAGCGTTATCATTCCTGATGTAGATCTGAAGTTACCTAAATAACTCGCCGGACGTATTACGGCAATCAAAGCCCCTTGCATTCTAGATGTTGAGGGGTTTTTCTTTTCTTATTTAATCGCTTATTATCGTTAAATATAAATACTAATTGGGCGCAGCAGTGGACTTAAGACAAAAATTAAACCAAGCGAGAAATGCATATATCGATAAATACAGAAGAGATCCTAATGTTATTTTTATAAGCAATAGCTTTTACGGCGAATTGGATGAGATGGTCGGTGGTTTAAATTTATATGATGCAGCCCCAAGGCATTTATGGGGAGCTAATGTAATTGTGGTTTTAACTCCAGATTACATTAAATTTGCTGAAGACTCCGATGTCAGAAAAGCTGCGCAAAGATTCCATAGTGATGGATCTTTGGATAGCTACAAGGTTCCAAAAACCAGAACAACAATTGGTAGTGTAAATAATGGTGTGCATATGCCATCTGAAATAATTGAGCTCGAGCCAATTGAATTCAGTAAAGAAGAGATAGAAATCTACTTAATGCAAAATTAATTTTACTGATATGAAAACCCTGTCATTTGATGGGGTTTTTCTTTTCTTATTGGTGGATGCTATGGCAGACAAAGTACAAGCTAAAAAGGACTTAGAGTTTTGCAGTGCTGAGCTGTCTAAGTACCAAAATTTAAGTCGTTCTGGTTTGACTCGGGATGAGATGCTGGCGATAGATGGCATAATGATTAAGTTGAAAGAGCGGGTTAAGAATCTAAGAACAAGCCTGTACGATTAATTAACAAATAAACCGCTCTTGTATAATTTCTTACATATCTATCCCTATTAATTGTGAGAAATGTATTCTTTCGGTATTGATAATATTTTTAATTATGAGAGTATAAAAAAAGAACAATAAAGAGGGATAAGTATGACTTCACAAGATGTGCTTGTAATCTCGGTTTCGGCTTTAGTCCTTACATTAATCATTTATGAGTTCGGGCAAATGTCGATGTTGTTTTAAGCGAACCACCTTCGGGTGGTTTTTTTATGTCAGGAGAAAAGAGATGTCGTGTAAATCATGTGAAGAACGTCGACAGAAGCTAAAGGCAATGTATGAACAGTCAAAACAGTCAATTTCAAATGCAATTGCTTTCCTTGGTGGGCGAGCTGGTAAAGCAGAACAGCCAAGTGTTGATACAGAACAATCAACTGATTCAGCACCTGACACAGCAGAGCAACCAGATCAACGAATTATTGTTAATACTCGAGGATCAGGAAGAGGCAAGCGTTCCTAGATATATGGATGAGTAAGTATGACCAAAGTAGTTTCAATAATACCACCTCATAAAGATGGTGATACTGGCCCACACAAAGTACAGGGAACCCATGTACTTCTTGATGATGGTTCTCGTCTTGAGGGAGTCCAAAAGGTCACGCTTGTAGCGGAGGTTGGTGATGTTTGGAAGGCAATCATTGAGTTACGTCCTGTCAACCAGAAACAGATCGATGCTCTCATTGAGGAAATTCAGGTAATTGAAGATGGCAAAACTACAGCGATTGCAGAGCAGACTTGATGCCATCACACCCAAGCAACCTAGACCACCAAAGAACTGGGGATCAGGTCGCGGTGGCAGACCATGGCGCAGACTTAAAGAAAAGATCCATCTACGCGATAACTGGACATGCCAGCATTGCCGCCGTGTTACCACACAGTTAGAACTGGATCATATTGTCAATGTTGCACAGGGTGGCACCGATGATGAATCAAACCTGCAATCGTTGTGCCCGCCGTGTCACAAAGATAAAACTTTAAAGGAGAGTCGACAGTGAGCGAAAAGTTAGTACAGGTGTATGACCGAAGCAAAGACCGCAACATCTTCTTTAATCCCGCAAAAGTCGAAGCATGCGTCATTGAATGGACAGGCAAGAAGGATTACAGCCAAGACATTCATACATTCCATGTTTACTTAGAGTCTGGTCACACGTTGAACGGTGAAGTGAATGATGATGGAAAGAGCAAAATTCTAAACGCAATTAACAGTGTGTAAGGGAGGGGGGAGGTCAAAAGTTCAAAATCTTTTGCTCTCGGACACCACCCCCCATCTCACGTATAAAAAAATTTCTCTTTTTAGCTAAAAGTTAACTTTTAGAGTTAAGGATTTGCGATGGCTTTAACAGCAAAAATGAAAGCTTTTGCTCAAGCTGTTGTGGATGGCTTAAGCAATAAAGATGCAGCAATATCAGCAGGATATAGTGAGAAATCTGCAATGCAGCAAGGTTCTAAACTTGCAAAAATTCCAGAAGTTATTGCCTATATTGATCAATTTAAATCAGTTAAAAAGTTAACTCCTACGACCGAAAAGTTAACTTCAAAAAAACCAAAAGTTAACTCCGTGGATAGTGGGGAAAATGACAACCCTTTGGATGAAGAGAATTACGCCAAGGATGATCCGTTACAGTTTCTTTTAGATGTGATGAATAAAAGCGATGACATGTTCATGCGAGTGAATGCTGCTAAGGCTGCATTACCTTATGTACATGGCAAGGTTGCTGACAAAGGTAAGAAAGAAACTAAAGCGGAAGAAGCTAAGAAAGCAGCCCAAAGCGGAAAGTTTGGCACCTTGAATAATCAATTACCGAGTTAAAACATGACTGCAATGCTCCCAGTATGGACAACCGCTTGCCCAGACTGGGAGGAGCGTATTGTGAAAAAGCAATCGCTCATGCCATGTGCACCACAGTTTCCGCAAGTTGCAGATGTTGCTGAGCGAATTTTTAAGGAACTCATTCTTGTTGATGTGATGGATAGCCCGAAGATGGGCGATGTCACATTGGAGTGGGTAATTGAATTTGTAAGAGCAATTGCAGGGGCATATAACCCTGAAACTAAGCGTCGTTTGATTCGTGAGTTTTTTCTTCTGATTTCTAAGAAAAATACTAAGTCTACGATCGCTGCAGGAATCATGCTGACTTTGCTTTTGTTAAATGATCGACTTTCAGCAGAGTTGATTATCCTTGCGCCAACCAAGGAAGTTGCCGACAACAGCTTTAACCCGATCCGAGACTTCATCAAAGCTGATGAAGAGCTCAGTTCAATGATTAATATTTCTGAGCACACTAAAACCGTTACTCATTTGGGTACTGGTGCAACGCTCAAGGTTATTGCAGCAGAATCAAATGCAGCAGCTGGCAAGAAAGCCTCAATCATTTTGATCGATGAGGTTTGGTTATTTGGTAAACGTGCCAACGCTGAATCAATGTTCCGTGAAGCGAAAGGTGGTTTAGCCAGTCGTCCTGAAGGGTGTGTGATCTACCTTTCAACCATGTCTGATGAAGTGCCATGTGGCGTATTCAAGCAATTATTAGATTATGCGCGTGATGTCAGAGATGGAATTAAAGAGGATAAAGCCTTTTTACCTCTAATTTATGAGTTTCCTAAGTATCTGATTGAGGCTGGCGAACACCTTAAGCCTGAAAATTTCTACATCACCAACCCGAATTTAGGTGCCTCAGTAGACCTTGAATACCTGATTTCAGAGTTCAATAAGGTCAAAGATGCTGGTGAAGAGTCGCTTAGAGACTTCTTGGCCAAGCATCTAAACATTGAAATCGGCATGAACTTACGAGCAAACCGTTGGGCGGGTGCTGAGTATTGGGTCCAACAAAAGCATGTATTTGGTCTTGAGCAATTAATTGAACAATCTGAGCTGATCACATTAGGGATTGATGGTGGCGGCCTTGATGACTTACTTGGGTTTGCTGCCTTAGGACGGTTGAAGAAAGATCCACGTATTTGGTGGCTTTGGAATCGAGCTTGGGCGAATAAAATTGCCTTGGAACGTCGTAAAGAGAATATCCCTAAATATAAAGACTTTGAGCAAGAAGGAAGCCTTGTTGTTGTCGATAAAGTGGGTGAAGACATTGACCAGTTGGCGTTAATTGCAAAGCAAATTTATGACAGTGGCAAGCTCGACAAAATTGGACTAGATCCACAAGGACTTGGAGGTCTCATTGATGGATTAACAGGCGCTGGGATTCCTGAAGAAATTCTTGTCGCAGTCCCGCAAGGACATAAGTTGATGGGATACATCATGACTTCTGAACGTAAATTGGCAGAGGGAAATCTCTGGCATGCAGGACAGCAGTTGATGACTTGGTGTGTAGGTAATGCTCGGGTCGTGATGATTGGTAATGGTATGCGGATTACCAAGCAGGATTCAGGTGTAGGAAAAATCGACCCCGTCATAGCCATGTTTAACGCAGTGGCATTAATGAGTTTGAACCCTGAACCTACAAATAAAGATTACGAAATACATTTCATATAACCGCCTTAATTGGCGGTTTTTACATTTTGGAGGGGCTATGTCTGCTCTACATAAGTCATTCGGCTCTTTTGAGATTAAAAGCGTCGATGAGGAAAAGCGAACATTTACTGGTACAGCAAGTACACCGAATCAAGATCGATCGAAAGACATCATGGTGCCAAAGGGTGCGAAATTCAAATTACCTATGCCATTGCTATTTCATCACGACATGCGAAGCCCGATTGGCCATGTGACCAGCGCGAAAGTAACAGATAAAGGAATCGAAGTAGAAATCCATATTCCTGAGATCAAGGAAGAAGGAAAGCTGAAGGATCGAGTAGATGAAGCATACCAATCTTTGAAGTACGACCTTGTAAAAGGATTATCTGTTGGCTTTCTGCCGAATTGGGATACCGCTGAAATGATTAAAGGCGGCGGTATTAAGTTTGAAGATTGGGAATGGTATGAGCTTTCACTTGTCACGATTCCAGATAACCGTGATAGCGGAACAGATTTTAAAAAAGCTTTTGAGGAACACAAAGCCGCGTTGGGCAAAAAACCTCAGACCGTTACAGATGGCGTTTCATCTGAACAAAAAAACGTTGTTGTCAAATTAAATAGCCCAACAAAGGGTGGAGTGAAATTGGTATGAACAAATATTTAAAACAGTTGCTTGATGCTTTAGCTGCAAAAAATTTAGAGCTTCAAGGGCATATTACTAAGTCATTAGATGGTGGCTCTACACCAGACGATGAAACTGAAGCGGCAATTCAAACTGTTGAAGCAGAAATTGCAGCGATCGAAAAGAATATCGAACGTGTAAAAAAACAAATCGCAGCTGCTAAACATGCCGCTGAAACGGGGAC